CCCGACGGAACGACTAAAATCTTCCCGCAGGGTGTCGGCCAGAAGCTATCCCCGAAGATTCCGCAGTACTTCCCCAGCTACATCCGCTACCGCAACAAAGGTGGCAAACGCACCATCCAAACAACTTCAGATTCCATGATTGATCTTGCCAATCCCAGACCCGACAAAGTCGACAAGGAACTTCCTATCGAAACCGGGCTGGCGACTCTCTTCGAAGCGTTGCGTGACGCGCCCGTTGAGAAACCTAAATCCGTCACGCTCGTTAGGAAATAAGCCAATGAAGATATCAATTCAAGACTTGATATCTATCCGAGTTGCCTTGGATAGTATCCAGAAGCCGGAGTATATGCTCCAATCTGCAATTACCAATCTTGATGGAGTAATAAATAAATGGACTAAAAATCTTGAATTGGAGCCGGACTCACTTTCGGTTGCTTCTGTACCCAATAACACCAATGATGATCTTCCCTTCTAAGGAACCTACCTATGAACGACAAGCCCAATTTCGCCTCGATCCTCGACGAAGCGCCTTCAGAAGTTGATCGGCCGAAGCCCATCCCCACCGGCACCTATCTTTGCCGTGTTCAGGGCACCCCGACTTACGACAAGTCCTCAAAGAAAGGAACGCCATTTGTTCAATTCACCCTAAAGCCAATCTCCGCCGAGGATGATGTTGACGAGGACGACCTCGCCGAGATGGGTGGGCTGGACAACAAGACCCTGCGCCTGACCTTCTACCTGACCGAAGATGCCGTCTATCGCCTTGATGAGTTCCACGAACACTGTGGCCTCGACCTTAGCGAAAGCGCCAGCCGCCGCAGCCGCAATGATGAAGTCGTCAACGCGGAAGTTCGCGCGCTGGTCAAGCATCGTCCTTCGGAAGATGGTCAGACCGTCTATGCAGAAATTTCTCGTACACTGAAGGCGGACTGAGATGGACTCACGTGCACTTACCTTCGGAGAGAAGGCTGTTGGCCTGACCTTCAATCCCTCGGGCGATCAGACTGTGCGTGAGCTCAAGGAGGCTTATGCTAAGGTGATCGATATTCTCAACAATATGCGAAGCGATCGCTCCGAAAAGGCCCGTCTCGCTTCAATCGCCATAACCGAAGCCCAAGGCGCCCAAATGTGGGCGGTAAAGGCTGCAACTTGGCGTGATTAAAGCCAATCTGGGTGGGGGAGAAATTCCCCACCCAACCTTATGGAGAAAGCCAATGCATCGCTATATTTCAGGTTTAGTCTGGTCCGGTATCAACCTCGCAATCCTAACTGGTATTTGGTATGGCCTTGATTATATGGGATGGTCCGCATCAAAAACCGAATGGTCACCTTCTCTTTTTGTCGCTGCATTTGCAGTTGGTTGGCTTAGTTATCAGGATGGTTGGAGAGCCAAATGAAACCCATCCTCCTCGTCGGCGAAGCCCGTGGTGAAGTCGAAGCTCGCCACAACTCCTCCTTCGTTGGCCCCTCCGGCGCCGAACTCCTAAGGATGCTCAATGAATCCGGCATCATCACCTTCACATTCGCTGATCGTGATTACCTCCACAGATACTATTCCCAATCTGACCCGAGTTGTATCGAGGCTATATGGGGATTGCATCCTGAGGTTGTTCGTACCAATGTATTCCAAATCCATCCTCCACGCAATGACCTCGAATACTTCTGCGGACCCAAAGCCGAAGGCATCCCTGGATATCCCGCCCTACTGAAATCGAAATATGTTCGGGAGGAGTTCGCCAATGAACTGGACCGTTTGGCTGATGAGATTATGGGAAGCGATCCTAACCTCATTATTTGTCTTGGGAACACCGCTCTTTGGGCTTTGGCTGGTCGGACTGGTATCACCAAGCTTCGTGGTACTACTCTTCTTTCTACTCATACTGCTGCTGATTTTAAGCTTCTGCCTACATATCATCCTTCCGCAATCCTTCGGCAATGGGATAATCGACCGACGGTAATTGCCGACTTAATGAAAGCCAAACGCGAATCCGCCTACCCCGAAATTAGAAGGCCTCCCCGTGAAATCTGGATCGAACCCAGCCTCGACGATATCAGAAATTTCAAATCTACTTTCATCGACCAATGCAAACTTCTTTCTGTCGACATTGAAACAAGCGGACAGAGAGTTACTTGCATTGGTTTTGCACCCAATAACTCAACAGCAATCGTTATTCCTTTCGATGACGCCAGACAACCGAGCGGAAGTTATTGGCCGACTAGAGAGGATGAAGCTAAATGCTGGAATCTTGTTCGATCTATTCTCGGCGATAGCCACATCCCGAAGCTCTTCCAGAATGGGTCTTACGACGTGTCCTTCCTCCTTCGAGCCTACGGAATCAAAACTCTAAACTGCGCCGAAGACACCATGCTTCTATCCCACGCCCTTCAACCCGAAGGTCTTAAGGGTCTTGGGTATCTCGGGAGCATTTACAGTTCAGAATCTGCATGGAAAGTCATGCGTAAAAAAGAGGAGACTATCAAACGTGGAAACTAAAATCTGCAAGATCGATGATTGTGATCGCCCTGTTAAATATAAATGCATGTGCGGTATGCATTATAAAAGATCGTGGAGACACAATGATCCAAATTTTGTCGCTATAATAAATAAATTACCTGCAGAAATTTGTCGAGTTGAGAATTGCGATAATCTTATATCGCATAGTGCAGGTCTATGTAAGATGCATGAACAACGTTTTAGACGTTATGGCAGATTAGAAAATATTATAGCAGCTAAAGGCACAGGTGGTTTTGATTCACAAGGTTATTATATTGTCACTGTGAATGGTGTTCGTAAATATGAACATCGTCATATAATGGAATTACATCTAAAACGTAAATTAACTTCTACTGAGATAGTACACCATAAAAATGGTGAACGTTGGGATAATAGAATTGAAAATTTAGAGCTATTAGAGAATCAATCAGCACACATGAGAATACACAGAGGCATCTAATGCGAATTATCAGAACTCACGAAATGAATCCAGATCAACTCTCTGAGTGGGATAGGGAACAAGTTTATAACGGCCTCGACTGCTGCGTTACCCTCGACGTCTACGATGGCCTTCGCCCACAACTCGACAATATCACCGCTGCGACCTACGACTTCTCCAAGGCCCTGCAAGCCCCAACCCTTGAGATGAAAGTCCGCGGAGTCCTCGTGGACCAAGTCCGCAAAGCAGAGGTAGTAGATGAATACTATGAAATCATGGAACGCGTTGAAGCGAATCTGCTCCGAATTGTTTACGAAGGCATTGGAATGGAAAGCTTTAACTACCGGTCGACTCGGGATTTGGCCACACTCTTCTATAGCGAACTTGGCATCTCTCCAATCCGCAAATCAGGCAAGCCCACCGTCGATCGTGGAGCTAGAGAGAAGCTCGAAATCTACCCAATCGCAGAACAACTTGTTAAGCATATCAACCTCCTTACAGAGCTTGGTGATAAAATCTCTGTCCTTAAGACTGCTATCGATGAGGATGGACGAATCCGTACTTCGTATAATATCGCCGGCACTTCGACAGGAAGATTTTCCTCATCCATCTCAGAGTTCGGAACTGGAGGTAATCTCCAGAATGTTGAAGAATCTCTCAGATCAATCTTTATCGCTGATAGCGGATATAAATTCGCTAAATGCGATGCTAAATCCGGAGAGTCCTTCTGCGTCGGTGCCATCGAATGGAACCTCTTCAAGGATGGGAGATATCTAGATGCATGCGAATCTGGTGACCCGCATACTGCTGTTGCTCGTATTATGTGGCCAAATCTTCCTTGGACTGGCAATCTTAAATCTGATAAGGCTATCGCCGAAACTCCTTACTACCGACACTATACCTATAGATTCATGTGTAAAAAGTTGGGTCATGGTTCTAATTACGGAGGAAAGCCAAATACACTCGCAGAACAATCTAAAGTAGAACTCGACCTCGTCCGTCAGTTCCAACCCAAATATTTCGAGGCCTTCCCAGCCCACCAACGCTGGCAGGCCCATGTCGATGAAACCCTCCGCAAGAAGGGCTACCTTATCTCGCTCATGAACCGCAAGCGCTGGTTCTTCGGGCGTCGTTCCGATCCATCCACACTTCGCGAAGCCATTGCCTACGATCCCCAATCCTCCCTCGCAGAAATCGTCAACCAAGCAATGCTCAACATCTGGCGCAAAGGTTATGTCTGCATTATGATGCACGACCATGACGCTTTGACCTTTATGTATCCCGAGAAGGACGAAGGCAAGATCATCCCCATGCTCATGGAGGACCTTGTCATCTCCGTCCCATTGGCCCATGGCCGAGTTCTGCGTATCCCCTATGACTGCGAAGTTGGATGGAACAAAGGCAAATATCATGAACAGAAGAACCCCAACGGGCTCAAAGAATACCACGGCCACGACGCCAGAAAGCGGCAAAAGGAAGCTGGAATCTTGGATCGAATCCTTCGTCGACCAAACCGCTAACCTTCACTCCCCGCCGATCTTTCGCAAGTGGACTGCGATCCTTTCCCTTGCCGCTGCGATGGAGCAGAAGGTTTGGCTGATGACTTCGCGGCCACTGTTCCCGAACCTCTACACCTTCCTCGTCGCCCATCCCGGCGTCGGCAAGACCCGCACGATCAACGAAGGCAAGCACTATATCCGCGAACTCCCCGAGTTCCACCTAGCGCCAATCTCAATGACCTTCGCCAGTCTTGTCGACTCGTTGGTCAAAGCCAAGCGCCATATCATCCGTCCCGGCGAAGACCCAATGGAATACAACTCCATGTCGATCTTTGCAGATGAGATGGGGGCATTCATCCACAAGTACGACAATGAGATGATCGACGGGCTCTCAGCTTTCTACGACCCAACCCCATACCAACAGGTCCGCAGAACCAGCGACCTACGGATTAAGATCGAATCCCCACAGATCAACATGCTTTGCGGATGCACTCCCCAGAACCTAACCGACCTAATGCCAGAGAAGGCTTGGGGCCAAGGCTTTACCTCGCGCCTGATTATGATCTTCTCAGACGAAAGGATTATCGGCGATGACTTTGCAGAAGTCGAGAAGACCTACTCGGCCGACCTCGCACATGATCTTGCTATCATCAACGAGCAGATTGGTCAGTTCGAAGTCACTAAGGATTATCGAGACGCTGTCAATAATTGGCGGGCACTGGGCGAACAACCAGTTCCCAGTCATCCTAAGCTCATACATTATGTCACGCGCCGACGAACCCATCTCTACAAGCTCTCGATGGTATCTGCCATTGATCGATCTAATGCCCTTATTCTCACTAAGGATGACTTCAACCGGGCTATGGGCTGGCTCCTAGAAGCCGAAGCCTCGATGGCTGAAATCTTCAAGGCCGGCGCGACCAATGCCGACGCTGCCGCGATGGAGGAAATCCTGCACTTCGTCAAAATCCACGACGGAGAATATGGCGTCAGCGAGCAGAAGATCACGAGGTTTGCTCGTGACCGTCTGCCGATACATTCAATTCATCGGGTGGTGGATATCCTAGAACGGTCGGGGCAGATTCATCTACTCGGAATTGACCGCACTACCAAGATCAAATACTTCACAACCGATCGAGGTCGGCTCCAGTAATCACTTAAAAATTGCTTTGAGATGGTCAAACGACCAAGTCACAATTCCACCGAGAAGTGCAGCTAGGCTTATCAAACCTAGCTGCTTATCTTTGTAAGTCTCCAGCGCTCGGATTCGCTCGTCATGCTCCTCAAGAGCCTTATCGAGTTTGTCTTCCATTCGCTTGACACCTTCTTTCAAGAACGCCTGCCCTGCGCGCACATCAGCTACGTTATTGATAAGTTTTTCCATTGCGCCCTCTGATAGTACGTAGGACATGGCATCCTCCTCAGTTCGTTTTGGTGACGTCCTGAATAGTAAACCAAAGATCGACAAGGGTATTTAGGGCCGAAGCTACATTAGCCGGCGGATTATTGCAGATCACATTCACCCCGGCCATTGCCTTCGCCTCGATCGCGATTTTATCAGCGCTGATCTTCGAACTAAGCTTCTGGAAATATCCATCAGCAACCTTTACAATCTTACAAGCCTTGGGAATGCTATTCCCCGCAAGGTTGGCGAGGACATTATCCGCGGAGTTAAGAACATTCCCAACCCCCGCAGTAATCTGCCCCCACTGAGCATTACATCCGCCAAGCGCCAGAGCGCCACAAATCAAGAGAACCTTTTTCATATCACCACTCCTCCATTACCTGCGGGGTCTGCCCCGATACCACCTTCACCAGAATTATGCGATTTGATCTTCCCCTGTTTAATCAGGGCTTCGATGATCGGTTCATACTGCGCCAGCACTTTAAGTCCAATCGAAATCATCTGCGCCTGCGGAATCGGAATAGAATTCGCAATTTCACTTAGCGCAATGATATCATCCTGAGTTTTGCCATACGTCGCGGTTTTGAATGCATTTGCAATAGCATCCAAGGTCCCTGCCGAGATTGTTACCATGATATCTCCTTTCCCGGTGGAGGGAAACTTTGTTTGCTTGAACTTGAATCCCGCTGCGATCGCTCGCCATAGGGAAACGAGCCATCCCCAACGCTCACTTATTGTCATTGACCAACGGCCCGGATGCCGAGGATGAGAAGCCCGACGCAAACGTAGTGATCGCAGCGAACAGCGCCGCCAGCCACGTAGACCAAGATTTCACAATCTCGCTGATGTGCGGATCAACCGCATTCGGCAATCCAGTCGCCGCGAGAAAGGTCAGTACAGTGGTTACAAGACCCCAGATAAAGGCCCACTTCGGATCGAATTTCATGAGATTCTCCTATTCGCTTCGGTGAGTGCGTGGTAAAACGCCATACCATAACTAGCAATAAGCGCCGCTCGGTCGTGGCCGTTGATAATCACCCTAGCATCTACCCAATCAGAGCGTGTTCCCTTAAAATAGTCAATCAGTTTCCTGCCGGTGAACCAACCTTCCAGCATACCAAAGATGAGCACTCCTGCCGCGATATCTGGACGCATTGCAAGATCAGGATTCCTAGCAAGATCAACATCACGACTGACCACACCACGTTCGCGAAGCTTTCTCGTTGCAAGGACATAGTTTCTCTCCCACGTCAACTGGACATAGCCGCGGCCAAAGTAAACCTGATTGTATGGAGGCACAGGATTGCCATAGGCCCTACCACGCCCGGCTCCAAGTTCCTTAATCGGTGCCATACTGCGCGCAGTTTCATGATACGTCGTTGCGAGCGAATACGCGATGAACCGAGGATCACTGGCTGGCGCATGTTGTTCCCAAGCGTTGAGGATTGCAAGGCATCCGTCGACCTG